GGTGTGGGTGGATGAGGTGGATCCGTTGGGGAGGAAGGCGGGGGAGGCACTGTGGCCTGATAAGTATAATGAGGATGATTTGGAACGGGTACGGATGAGTCTGGGTGAGTATGATTGGAATGCTTTGTACCAACAGCGACCTTACAGCCGACAGGGTGGGATGTTTAAGCGGGATTGGTTGGCGGTGGTGGATGTGATGCCGGAGCGAATTGTTTCAAGGGTACGGTATTGGGATAAGGCGGCAAGCGCGGGGAAGGGGGACTTTACGGTGGGCGTTTTGCTGGCGAAGGCGGCGGACGGGATGATTTTCGTGGAGCATGTGGTGCGCGGGCAGTGGAGCACTTATGAACGGGATAAGGTGATGGAGCGAACGGCGCAAGCTGATTTGCAACGGGTGGGGGCGCAGGTGGTGTTTTGGCAGGAGATGGAACCTGGATCGAGCGGGATCGATAGTGCACAGAGCACGGCGAAGTATGTTTTGTCTAGCGGGATTGCGATTCATAGCCAGCGGGTGACGGGGAGTAAGGAGACACGGGCTAATCCGTGGAGTTCGGCTTGTGAGGCGGGGATGGTGAGGCTGTTGCGGGCGCCATGGAATGCGCAGTTTGTGGATGAACATGCGGCGTTTCCGAATGGGTTGCATGATGATCAGGTGGATGCGAGTGCGGGGGCGTATGGGCAGATTGTGAGGGGTGGGAAGAGGGTTGCGAGGAGTTATCAGGGATGAAGAGGAGGAAGAATGAATGATTTGGAGTTGGCGTTTGAGGTGTTGAAGAGGAAGGGGGAACGGTATTCGAGACTGTGGGATTATTATGATGGGCGCCATCCACAGCGGTATAACGCTTCGAGACTGGCGGAACTGTTTCGACGGGTGGATGCGAATTTTAGCGAGAATTGGTGCGGGGTGGTGGTTGATAGTGTGCTGGAGCGGGTGAATTTGCTGCGCTTTGTGGTGGGGGAGGATGAGGCGTTGACGTCCAGGTTGGATATGATCTGGAAGGATACGGAGATGGATTTGCAGGCGTGGGATGTGCATTTGGATGCATTGGTGACGGGGGAAGGTTTTGTGATGGCGGGTTTGGATGAGAATGGGGAATTGGAGAGTTATGTAAACGATTCACGGTTGGTGGCGGCGTTTTATGATGCGGAGAAGCCGAACCGGATGCGGATGGCGGCTAAGTGGTGGCTGGATATGAGCGCGGGCGGTTACCGGCTGAATTTGTATTATCCGGAACGGATTGAGTATTATGCGAGTCCGAAGTCGGATTTGCAGACGAGTAAGGCGTTTACTGAATATCAGCCTGCGGCGGAGAATCCGTATGGGTTGATTCCGGTGTTTCACTTTAGAAGGGAGAGACGGGGAGCTATTTCGGAACTGGATAATGTGATTCCGATTCAGGATGCGGTGAATAAGCTGGTGGCGGATATGATGGTGAGTGCGGAGTTTGGGGCGTTTAAGCAGCGGTATGTGATTTCGAATGCGGACGGACTGGGCTCGCTGCGGAATGCTCCGAATGAGGTTTGGACTATTCCGGCCGGGGATGGTGTGGGGCAGGGAAGCACGGCGGGGCAGTTTGAGTCGACTGAGCTGGGGAATTATTTGAGCGGGATTGAGCATTTTGTTAGTGCAATTTCGACGATTAGTAAGACGCCGGGGCATTATTTTTTTAAGAATCAGAGTCATGCGCCGAGCGGGGAGGCGTTGATTGCGATGGAGAGTCCGTTGAATCATAAGTGTCAGCGGATGATTGAGATGATGGGGAATACGTGGGAAGCGGTGGGGAGGTTTTTGTTGGAGACCTACTCGCCAAGAGACCTACTCCCCCAGCCCCTCTCCCTGAAGGGAGAGGGGAGTAAGAAGGGAGAGGTGCGGGCGGTGTTTGAGAAGCCGGAGACTGTGCAGCCACGGACGCGGGCGGAGATAAGGCAGATGAATGTGACGAGCGGGATTCCTCTGGTGACGAGTTTGCGGGATGAGGGTTGGAGTGATTCGCAGATTCGACAGATGGAGTTGGATAAGGATGGGGAACGGCAGGCGCAGCAGACGAGTCTGGCGCAGGCGTTGGTGACGCAGCAGAGGAATTTTGATAGGGGAAGAGCATGAAAGAGACCTACTCCCAACCTCTCCCTAAAGGGAGAGGAGTAAGAGAAGAGGGAGTAAGAACATGATTAGGAAGGTGATATGCCAGAGATAAGTGAACCGGCGGTGGTGAGAGCGATGCGGGAGTACCGGGATGGTATTTTGGCACGGGATGAGCGCCAGATGCGGGATATGACTAAACGATGGTTGACGCTGGAGGATAATCTGGCGGCACAGATTGAGCTTACTGCGCGCCAGGTGGCTGATTTGAAGGCGGTGGGCGGTAATTGGGAGGGGAAGGCACGGATGTTGGACAGGTATAAGACTCTGTTCCAGCAGACGCAGCGGGAGTTGGAGAGTTATGCGGAGTATGCGACTACGGAGGTTTCTCGGGGACAGGCTGAGATGGCGCGGTTGGGGATCACGCTGTCGGCGGAGGCGATTAAGTTAAGCGGGGGGATGAAGTTGGGGACGGCGTTTGACCGGCTGCCGGTTGATGCGGTGTTGGGGATGGTGGGGATGGCAGGGAACGGTCAGCCGCTGGGTGAGTTGTTGAGGTCCAGGGTGAAGGATCCGGCGTTGTGGGAGAAGGTGACGCAGACGTTGATGAATGGTACGGCGTTGGGCTGGAATCCGGTGAAGACTGCGAGGGCGATGGCGGATGATTTGACCGGCGGGTTGCAGAATGCGCTGTTGATTGCGAGGACGGAGCAGATGCGGGTGTATCGCCAGGCGTCTTTGGATCAGGCGGAGAAGAGCGGGGTGGTGAGCGGACATATTCGAATGAGCGCGCATGATGGACGGGTGTGCGCGGCTTGTTTGGCATTGGATGGAACAGTGATTAAGAATGGGGAGGCGTTTGGTGACCATCCAGGAGGAAGGTGCTGCGTTGTGCCGGTGGTGGATATGGCGGATCCACCGAGATGGACGGCGGGGGAGGCGTGGTTTAGGGAGCAGGATGAGGGGATGCAGCGGGATATTTTGGGACCGGGAAGGTTTGAGCTGTGGAAGGATGGGAAGTTGGAGTTTGGGAAGTTGGCGGTGCATACGCATGATCCGGTGTGGGGGGCGGGGGTGCGGATGGCGACGATGGGGGAGTTGGGTTACAGCGTTTCGGATGTACGCGGTTTTTTGAAAGGGGCAGTTAATAAGATTAAGAGTATCATTTTGCCAGGAAAGCAGGTTGCACAAAATAGCGTAGAGGAAACACTCAAGAAATTTGAGGAAGGTATTGTTAAGCAACCCTACGAGTCGGCGATGGCTTTGGATAGCAGCGGGAATGTTATTCTGAAGAAAGATGGAACCAGTGGAAATGTATTTTTTACTGATCCTGAATGTGTATTGATGAAGGACGGTATATTAACTCATAATCATCCGAGTTATGGAGGATCATTTTCGGAAGATGATATTCATTTTTCAATGGGCCACGATTTAGAAGCAATTAGAGCAGTGGGAGATGAGTATCTGCATATTATGACAAGGACGCCAGGAATGTGGGATGAGAATTATTGGAATTCTCAGGCTGTGCAGGATGCTATATATAAAGCTGAAGATGAGGCGTATAAGATATATAAACCTCAATTAGATAATAACTTAATCAGTATGAGAACGTATCAACAAGAACGCACTCATTATGTTTGGAATAAATTTTCTAAGGATTTGGGATGGAATTATGAGAGGCGATTGAGATGATTAACTATTTGTTTCAGGAATTCGAGAAAATCGAATCCCTTTATCGTTGGGATATGGATTGTTATGATCAAATTCGTCTTTCCAAATAACCAAAGGTATGTCATCAAAAGCGGCACATTTATGGAGATGTTGCCTATAAAGGTGATTGTCTAAATCAAAATGGATACAAAATCTACAATTACCGTGAGAAGCTAATAATGATAACTCACCATCAAGCACTTGTATTTTTTTAGCTTTTCTATCTTCTAGTACCCAGCGGATGTATTCATCTGTACCAATTGTAGTTAGGTCAATATTTTCACTCATGGTTATATTATAGCAGAAGAGTTAATTATTTTTATATGATGATTAAAGAGAGTATTTTTTATGGTATTAGTTTGAATTGGATTACATGAGGTTCGCATATTGATAAGCCAATTGACGTGCAAAATTTAATCAGGCGTTGATCGTAGGTGTTGACTTCCGTGATAGGAAAGATAGTAAAGTCGTTTACCCACTGGGCAGTTGCCAGGTGAATAGCATCTTTTGATTTTAATCTCCATCCATTAGAGATAGCGTTTCTGATCAGGTATGCAGCATTCTGTGCAATAACTTGATTGAATTCTATAAGGATAATATCGGTATTTAGCCAGATGCTATTTAATTTTTCTTCTATGTCGGGATCGAGAAAGTTATTTTCTCTTTCATGGCTGGCATGGGTAACTTCAACAATTGAGACAATTGAGGTAATAATTTTCCCTTTTTTGGATACAGTTTCTTCCAAGACCTGTTCGATTATGGAGGATCTGTTCTCTTCATCGTTGATATATGAGAGAAATATACAACTATCCCAGTATAGTGAAGGAGTGTCATTCTTCATCACGTAGGCGCCTTATTGTTTGATCGGAAAGTTCGTCACCTGGTTTCCATGGAAGTAATCCTCTAACGGATTTGAAGCTACCATGCACAGGATCGGGGAGTTTTATTATTTCTTTGATGTTGTGAATTTCAAGAGGACGTGCGGTTTTTATATCACGCATGATCATCCCAGTGACTCTGACATATTTTCCCCATATATCGCGTACGATATTGGATAGTTCTTCGTCAAAGAAGCAAGTGACTGCGCGATCGAATAAGGCATCGTAGAGGATAAATCTCAGATTTTTGCGGCTGGAAAGGGTCTCAACATGACCATTGATAGCGCCAGCCGTGAAAACTTTCGTTTCATCGATTGCTTTTTCGCTGGAGGAAGTGATGTGGAATGTGTCTTTATCTGTAATAAATTCGATAGAACTTATTTTACCATTGAGGATATTGGTGATTGCTTTGGCTTTTTTTACTATTTTATTTGGGTAAGGGATGGGGCGATTGTTTTGTAGAGCGGCACCGATTGCAGCGTAGGCAGCGATTATTTTTTCAACCGTTTCTATATCTGTAGATTTTCCTTCGATGACGGTAGTTGCACTGCCACTTTCAAGTTCAATAATTTCCCATTCAATATCGGCTTTGCTGTCAATTTCATTAGATAAGGCTTTTATGAGTATGTTAAGATTATTTATCGCCTGAGAAAATAATTCCAGCGGTATTTCACCATTCAGCCTGAGGGTTAATTTATCAGAGGTCATATCCATTAAATTATATCAGAAAACGGTTTCTTGGTGATGTTGTATCTAATTATGTCAAGCAGGTAGTTGACAAGGGAACGCGGGAAGGGGTATAATAGGGATACGAGTCAGCAAACCTCTACAACCTCACGGGGCTTTTTTGTTTTCTGTGAGACTATTTATTTATATCTATTTCGGTTGCGGATATGAACCCGCTCAGGTGTAAAAGCCCTGCTAGAGTTTGCTGACTCCCAGGAAACTTGCCTGGGCGGGTTTGTGTTTTAGCACTGGAAGGAGTCAGCAAAATGGAACAGAATGGTAATGTGGTAGCAAGTGGACAGTCAGGAAGTACCCTCACCCCAGGAACCTACTCCCCAACCCTCTCCCTGAAGGGAGAGGGAGTAAGACGGATGGAGACGATGGTGGTGGAGCGTGCGGTTTTGGAGGGGTTGGTGGAGGAGGGGGTTGATTCTCTGTTGGAGTGGTTGAAGAGGAAGGGGGCGCCGGAGATGGTGGTGAAGTATTTTGATAGTTTGTTTGCGATGAATGGTTTGTTGAACAGGTATACGGGGGATGAGTTGCCTGCGATGTTTAATGAGGAGATTTTGCGGAAGGTGGATAGTTTGAAGTGGGGGATTATGTTGTTTGAGGGGGAATGGGATAAGTATGCGGGGAGGGAAATTACGAGTGAGGAATTACGAATTGCGAAGAAGGAGCTGGTTTTTTTTGAATGTTGATTTTTAGAACATAATGTTGTAAAATAGATATGTGAGGGATAAGAATCCCTTTAGTCCTAGAGAAGCGAAAGCCGGGACAGTGCATGTGAGTGCATTGTTGCGGCTTTTTTGATTCTGACCTACTCCCAACCTCTCCCTAAAGGGAGAGGAGAAAGAGAAGAGGGAGAAGAGAAGAGTAACCATGATTGGAAGATTAGCATGATAAGAAGGAGACGAGATGTCTGATACAGTTAGCGCACAAGGTGCGGGTAAGGAAGGCGGGATGCCTACGAATGACAAGGGGAATAGTGTTGAACCCCAAAGTTTTGAGAGCTGGCTGGGAAGCCAGGGCGAGGATGTGCGCAGGTTGTATGATGAGCACACGTCCGGGTTGAAGAGTGCTTTGCAGAGTGAACGGTTGCAGCGGGGCGATTTGGCGAAGCAGTTGCGGGATGCGACGGCGAAGCTGGAGAATGGCTCTTTGGTGCGGTCGGAGTTGGAGCAGACGGTGGCTAAGCTGGATTTGCTGGAGAGACGGGCTTCGTTTTATGAGGAGGCGTTGAGCCAGGGAGTGGCTAATGCTCGGTTGGCATTTTTGGCGGCGCAGGAGAGTGACTCGTTCGAGAAGGGCGGGAAGGTGCGCTGGGATAAGTTGAAGGCGGAGTATCCGGAGTTGTTTGCGAGCGGGAAGCCTGCGGCAACGAATGCGGGTGCGGGTGCGGGAAGCCAGCCTGGGAAGGTGGATATGAATGCGATGATTAGGAGAAGGGCTGGAAGATAAGAACCTACTCCCCAACCCTCTCCCTAAAGGGAGAGGGAGTAAGACCCCAAACCTTCTCCCTAAAGGGAGAGGGAGTAAGACCCCAAACCTTCTCCCTAAAGGGAGAGGGAGGGAAGACAAGACAAGATAAGATAAGGAGAAGAGATGACTGTATATAATAGTTTATTGGATCGGGCGGATGCGGCGGGTTTGATTCCGGTTGAGTATTCGAACGAGATTATGAATTCGGTGGCGAGTGAGACGAGTTTTGTGATGAAGTTGGCGCGACGATTGCGGGATATGAGTGTGTATCAGAAGACGATGCCGGTGATCAGCGCACTGCCTACGGCTTACTTTGTTACTGGCACGAGCGGTTCGGCTGCGTTGAAGCAGACGACTGAGGTGAATTGGAGTAATGTAACCTTGCAGGCGGAAGAGATTGCGGCGATTGTTCCCATCCCGGAACAGGTGTTGGATGATGCCAATATCGATATTTGGGCGCAGGTGAAGCCTCTGATTGCGACGGCGATCGGAACGGCGATTGATAATGCGGTGCTGTGGGGAACGAATAAGCCCACCAGTTGGCCGACTGCGATTGTGACGGCGGCGACTTCGGCAAGCCAGAATCTGGCAGCGACGGCGGCTGGGGATGTGTACGATCATATTCTGGGTGCGACGGGGATCATTGCCAAGGTGGAGGCGTCTGGTTACCAGGTAACAGGGCATCTGGCGCATGTGAGTATGCGGGGTAAGTTACGCGGTTTGCGTGAGACGATCAGCGGATCTGCGACCGGTATGCCGATTTTCCAGACTTCGATGCAAGCGGCTGGGAATTATGTATTGGATGGGGATCAGATTTATTTCATGACGAATGGGGCAGGGAATGCAAGTTATCTGATGGTCAGTGGTCAGTGGGATCAGTTGGTGTATTCGTTACGCCAGGACATTACGTTCAAGATTCTTGACCAGGCTGTGATCCAAGACAGTGCGGGTGCGATTGTGTATAACCTGGCACAGCAGGACATGGTTGCTTTGCGAGTGGTGATCCGCTGCGGTTTCCAGGTGCCTAATCCGGTGAATTGGGTGAAGGCGAGCGGGCAGTATCCGTTTGCGGTGTATACGGCGAGTTAAGAACCTACTCCCCAACCCTCTCCCTAAAGGGAGAGGAAGAAGAGACCAACCCCCTCTCCCTAAAGGGAGAGGGGAGGAAGAGGAAAGAGGAGGAGGAGAAGTGACGGCAACGGCGGCGATGTTAGCACGGTTAAGGCGGATGGTGGATGAGCCGACAACGACGACTTATAGTGATGTTGTTTTGTCGGCGTATATCGAGGAGTATCCTCTGATTGATGAGCGGGGTTTGATTCCGTATTATTTCCGGGTGATTGGTTCGGGTAGTGCGGCGGCACCGGATAAGGTGACAACGACGGGATGGCTGCCGACGTATGATTTGAATGGTGCGGCGGCGGACATTTGGGACGAGAAGGCGGCGGCGGTGGCGGAAGATTTTTCGTTTGATGCGGATGGGGGGAAGTTTAGCCGGAATGAGGTTTTTGAGCAGTATCAGGCGAAGGCGAGAGCACATCGAAGCCGGAAGGTGCCTAAGTCGATGCCGTTGAAGAGCTGGGAGGAGTCGACGAAGGATGGGATGATGGCCGATGGGATCGGGGAATGGATCGGTAATCTGGCGGAGGATTTGTGAACCCTTTTTCGACAGATGAACTGCTACGGATGCAGAATGTGCAATTGGAGAGTATGCCGGATCTATGCGAGTTGTTTACGGCTGGCTCTGCGGTTGGTTCATTGGGAGAGCCTATCCTGACGCATCTGGTTAGCGCGGGTTCATGCCAGTGCGGATTGGATCAAAGTTCGAGCGAAGAGGTTACGCTGGAGAATATGGACGTGATTAAGACGTCGGGTGTGATCCGGCTGCCTTTTGGGACGGAGATCCGAGAGTATGACAAGATCGTGGTTACGAAGCGGTTTGGATTGGAGCCGGACGGGGGATCGGCAAATCAGCAGTATATGGTGACGGGGATGCCACGCCAATCGGTGTCGGGGATGGTGGCGGATGTGATGAAGTATAAGCCGGGGCAGTATAGTTATTGATATGGAAGTAACGATTGAGGGATTTGATAAGTTGATGAGCCAGTTGAACCATCTGGAAAGTAATCTGTCTTATGCCCTGGGAATGGCGGCTTTGGCGGCGGCGAAGACGTTGGAAGCGGAGACGAAGATCACGATCACCAAGAGCAAGCCGAGCGGGAGAAGCTATAAACGGGGAAAGTCGAGGGTGCATATTGCCAGCGCAGCAGGTCAACCACCAGCGGTCGATTTTGGACACTTGAGAAATTCGATTACCAGCCAATTGCTGACTACGAGTAAGACGAGCGCAGAGGCTGAAATGGCGGTTGGGGCTGAGTATGGGCTGGCGCTGGAGAAGGGTACATCGAGGATGCAGCCCAGGCCGTTTGTGGCACCATCCATCCAGGCGGCGAAGATGAAGATGGCTAAGAATGCGAGTATGAAGCTGAAGGAGTATATGGGTAATCTATGATCTTAAAAGGTATGGTGGATAAGTTAAAGACGGATATAACGTCTCTGAGTTACCGGGTATATACGGGTAATTTGCCGATTGCGGAATTCATGGTTTTACCGGCGATTGTGGTTAATCAGGTGACTCCTTCGGTGACGTTGACTGGAGACCGGTTGCACGGCGTTACGAGAAGCCAGGTGTTGCAGACGCGCTGCCAGGTGGATTTGTATGGGAGGGATATGGGTGTCTTGAATGCGATTGCGGGGTCGGCGGCTAATTCGCTGGACGGTTATCAAGGGACGCTGGATGGGACGAAGGTTTTGGGGTGTTTGATGGTGAGTGATATGAATCTGTCCAGATTGGAGAATGATTTGTACCGGCTGTCGCAGGATTATGAGGTGGTCAGCGTATGTTGATCACTGAACCAGTCCAGGCGCTCGAATATATAGTTCACGAGAAGTTTTGGTTGGGGAGTATGAAGCGGTATGCGGATGTTGGGGATGTACTCAGAATGGATTGTCTTACATCCGATATTCTGGTCAAATATAGCGTTCTGATGGCTGTAGCGGGCTTGAAAACGCATGAATACTGGGTGAACCATTACCGGTGTATTGTGGCTAAACCGGAGATTAAGAAGAGTAATGAATTGGTTGAGGCGTTGAAAAATGCGCGCAGGAAAATTAAGTTAGTGGATGTACTGCAAGGCAGCTCACTGCAAGGCAGTGCACTAAAAGAAGGAGAATAGAGATGGGACAAACTTCGGATTATACGAATGCGATTAATGCGTACGTTGGATTTCAGACGGGTACTTCGGCGGCAAGTTTCACGAATGTATCGGGTTTTTCGAATAATGTGACTGTGAGCGGTGGCGATCGGGACAGTGGTGAGGAATATACGCACGATGGCGGGGCGATTATCCTGACGGGGGCACGTAAGCCGGTGGAGGTTACGGTGCGGGCGGTGTTTACGAATTCGGTCAGTGATCCGTATAGTGTGTTATGGAACTGTTATGCGGGTGGAAGTCTGGTGAATTTGCAGTGGGCACCTTCTGGGTCGGCTTCTGGGAATTTGCTGTTTAAGACGGTGGGCGGGAAGTTGTTGAAGATGCCGATTGTGTCTGCACCGGCGACGGATGCGAAGCCGAATATGTTTGAGTTTTCGGTGAGTGCTAATCAGATCGATAAGAGCACGATATAGTATGCCGAAACGTGAAGAGATTGCCACGATAGACGCTAGCGAAGTCCAGGGCGAAGGCACATTCGTCAAATTGAAACGGATGACGTGGGGACAGCGGAGAGATATGATTGACCAGGTGAAGAAATTGGATGGGGAAGAATATACCGATTTTGTCAGCGAATGGTTGATCGAAAACATCGTTGAATGGAATCTGGTGGATGTGGACGGAGCGATTTTGCCTAAGCCTGAGAAGGTTGAGGATTTTTTCAAGCTATATGATGAGGAAGTTAATTTCCTGATCGGTTTATATGGCAAGTCTATGAGTGGTCATCTTCTGGACGATAAAAAAAACTGATGCGAGAGGTGTACGCCAGCTTGTATACGGGCGATACACCTCCAGCCATTATCACGGATTTTATTTTATGCAGTGAGATATACCACTGTACGCCAAAAGAGCTTGATGAGCAGGATGCAGAGCGGATCCTTGACCATATTATGGTGCATATTGCGAGGGAAGAGGTGCGTAAAATGGACATAGAGGGAAGCCAGAATGATCGATCTAGAACAGTTCCGAATACTTATTAGAACAGAGATCCAGAATTCGAAGGATCTGGACAGCCTGAAGGGGAAGCTTCAGGAAACGAAGAAGGAGACGAGTTATACGACTTCTGCGTTTAAGGATATGGGTGGGAGCTTGGCGGCGTCGCTGGGTGGGGCGGCGTTGGCTGCGGCGGCGTTTAGCGCGGCTTCACAGTTTGTGGGGGACAGCGTTAAGGAAGCGGGGGATGCGGCGGAACAGGCGAGTAAGTTTAATGTGGTGTTTGGGGATAGTGCGGGGAAGGCATCGCAAGAGATTTCTGAGTTTGCGGATAGCGCAGGACGGTCAAAGTATGAGTTAACGGCAATGGCGTCGAGTGTGCAGGATACGTTTGTGCCATTGGGTTTTGCACGGGAGAAGGCGGCAGGGTTGTCGGTGGAGCTGGTGAAGCTGGCAACGGATGTGGCGAGTTTTAATAATTCGAGTGATACGGAGGTGATGCAGAATTTCCAGAGTGCATTGGTGGGGCAGGGGGAAGCGGTGCGGAAGTACGGTATTATTATCACTGAGACGACACTCAATCAAGAGCTGATGAATATGGGGATAGCAGGCGGAGCGAAGGCAGCCAGTGAACAGGAGAAGGTACAAGCCAGGCTGAATTTGCTTTATAAGGGGACGACGGACGCGCAGGGGGATGCTGCGAGAACTGCTGATAGCTACGTCAACACACAGAAGGCATTGGCGGCGGCAACAAAGTCGCTTCAGATTGCATTTGGGAAGGAACTCACGCCAGCATTGGCGGAAGCCACAAGAGGATTGATTGATTATGTGAAGTTTGCAGAGAACATGGTTGAAATAACGTCCGAAATGAGTAAAGAAAATTCAGGATTAATCGAAGGATTATTATTAATATACAATGCAGTACCAGGTCTTACTGTAGCAGCAAAAAGTACTGGCTCACTTATGGCTGAGTTCAACAAGTGGAAAGCCACTCAGGATGAAGCGAAGAAATCAACAGAAGGCTTTACAGGCGTTCTCCCAGCATTTGCGGCGGCAATGGGCACGGTAGCAGAGAAAGAGATTGACGCAAAAGAAGCGGCTGCGGCGTTGAAAGATGAGATAAATAGAACGAAAGCAGGATTTGGCTATCTGAACGATATGATAGCGGGCGAGGTAACGAAGTCTTTTGATGATTTTTTGAGTAAGCAAACAGAGACAAAAGATAAATTAGCAGAGATAAAAGATCAGATGGCGGAGTTAAGAGCTACTCCGTGGAAAGATTGGTCAGGCTCTAAGAGCTACGATTTAGCCAAACAATTCACAGAAGAGAAGCTAAAACTAGGTGAATTGACCAAAGAGTACGAAAAAAACACGCAAGCTATGCTTCTCAACATGGCTCAAAAATACTTATCAGCACAAGTTGATTCGGGTTCTCTTTCTAGTTTAGATGCTATGAAAGCGGTGAATAGGATGGCGGAAATGTGGGGAATGATTGATAAGCCAACAGCATTGCTCAACGACGCTATGGCTGATTTAGTGAGTCAATATGCTACAGGGGCGCTCACTCTTGACCAATTCTCAACCAAAGCGCAAGCATTAAACGATGCAGCGGTAGGCGCAGCCAGCAGCGCAAAAAGCTCTACGGAGTTTGCCGACAAATACGGCGAATCTGTGTCTAAGATACCTGGACTGGTTACGACACAAATCAAGATTGAGACGCCATCGGCTGATTTTGTGAAAGGGATGTTGGACGGGTTGCCTGCGGAGAAGACGATCAAGATCAATATTGAGACGCCATCGAATACGCTGGACGCTTTTAGGAAGATGGATGAGAAGTTTACCGCTCAGAAGATAACGGTTACGGCGGATGCGGCCTCGGCGAAGCTTGAAATTAAGTCGGTGCAGGAGATATTGGACAGTTATCCGGAGAAGATAAGCACGAATGTAATGACTACGGGGACGAAAGAGGCGAATAGCGATGCGAATTCAGTCAAGTTAAGCTTTATGGGTATTCCAGAAAGTAAGGAAATAAGGATAAACACTTCGGGTAAACAGCAGGTTTTATATGATTTCTGGGAGATTAGTAAAAATATCGATGCTCTCAGGAATAAGGATTACTATGTGACAGTGCATGTGCGGCGTGAGGATACCGAGTCACAGGATTCGATTAACCCGACGATTAATGCGAGTTCAGGCACAACCGCCAATAGTACTCCGCAGGTGGCTAATTATAATTTTTATCAGCCGGTAACATTTTCATCCGATTCAACGTTGGCTAGTGATTTACAGGCAAGGCGGTTTTAATGACAGCACTTATCACGATTAAAACATTCAACGGTCATGCGATCAATGATGGCGCAAGCTACGAAGCGAAGGACATCAATGGTGCGTTTACGACGCTGAATAGCGCAAAACCTACCTGGATACCCCAGGATAAAAGCGATCAAATTTACAGTGGGACGTATACGGTTGATACACGAACATTGGTAATTGCGGTAAAGATAATTGGGAGTGATAAGAATGCGCTTGCGGCGACATTGCGGGTGTGGCTGAAGCGGGGAAGCTATGGCAACCTGGTGGTTACGTTTTCGGACGATAGTACGGATTATCAGTTGCCGTGTGTGGTTACGTCTCTGGTGTCAAAACCAAGTGATTCGTATGATGGGGATTATGTGGTGTCACTCCAGACATCAACAACGGCGTGGACAGCGGTGACTGCCAGTACGGATACGTGGAGTTACGTACCAGATACAGCGGAAACGAAAACAATCGAGGTTGGGGGCACGGATACTACAAAGCTGATCGCAGCCATCACGCCAACTGGAAACCCGGCAGCAGGCTATTTATACCAGGCAAACTATCTACTTAGTAACGTGGATGGTAGAAACTTCGGGGATATGTATCCACATTGTATTACAGTAAACACTGCTGCATTGGTTACGGCTGGATATATGCAGGCGTCGTGTAATGATTTACGTGTGTACTTGAATGGTGTATCTGTGCCGCGCTGGATTACAGGCGCAAACACGTCGACAACAAAAGTATGGTGTAATGTGGCCCTAAAACTTGAATATGCATTAACTACGAACCAAGCGTGGGCACCATGGACTAACACACCAATAACGATCAATAATAGCATCCCATATTTGCAATATTACGCTACACAGTATCCTTCAGTATTTCCAAATAGCGGAAATATACGAATAGACAGAGAGGTCTTTACATATAGTTCATATAGAATTGAAACAGGGTATGGTTCTTGTTATGGACTATGGGGTTATATTTTCACGATCACTAGCAGGGCTGCGTATGGAACAACGGCAGCAGCCCATGCACAAACAGCCCCCATTTACAAATCCACAAATAGCATAGTGTTAATGTATGGAAATGCGCTTGCTGAGGACCCAGCGGCATCAGACGTTAACTATGATACTTATAAACCTGTATTCGACTTGACAACATCAGACAACACTAAATGGATATATACGTCCACAACAGGGTTTTATGATGTAAAAAGACCTGGCGCTTGGAAGTATGCTGCGTCAGGAATAGCGGCAGCAAACAACAGATCGTATCATTATGATTATTACCAAGAAAATATTGACTCTGGATCTGCAGCAATGGGATTCAAACTGTCATCCTATAAGAGCGGGAATGCGTGGACAGCCTTAACGAACGCGTATATAGCCTGGTATATGATTCATGTGGCTGGGATCAGTAAGCTAACAGTGACAGGTTACAAGAAACGGAATATGATAAATTGGCTGGGTACGTTGAATATAGCCAATCCTCCCGCTCTAGCAGGACTACAGAAATCAGCAGATTTCGTGAATTGGACGAATGTATGGACGGAACCTACATCAGGAAGTGCGGGCGTGTGGCAGGCGATTGCTACAAGCGGATCAGCCACAGTAAATAATTGGTATGCACGAATAATTTTAGCGGCGGGAACCGCTGGGCTGCCTAAACCGACAACAGACATAGCCGCACTGGGTTATGGTTGTGAAAATAACCTTGAAATATCTTCAGCCACTGTTGAATTTGTACAAGGAAATCTTCCATTAGGAGTATTGGGGGACACTGTAATGGATCACATCCACCTTGTCGGTATGATTAAAAATACAACCAATTCTAATGCCGTACAGTTTGATTTTCCGATGGTTAAAAATAAAACGTTTACCTTTGACTCTGAGACAGCAGAGGCAACTTATGAGGGAAATAATGCGTATAACTCAATAGCGATAAATGACAATAGCAGAAGTACATGGATAGGATTAGAGCCTGGACATAATAGTTTAACGATTGATAGCGGATCTATGGGAGATAGTACGATTGCGCTAAGCTGGTATAGGCGGCGGGTATGAGCAGGATCGTAGTGTATGGATTGGATAACTTGCCGGTAGGGGAATTTACGGGAATTGTCAATCGATCATGGGCGATAAATGACGCTAATTCAACCACGGTGACAGTATCAGGGAATGACATTGCGGAGAAACCGTTTATTCAGATGGGGAGAGTGGTTGTAATTTACCATGATAAATTGCCGGAGTGGGTCGGCGTTATCGATGCGCCAATATCTTGCTTATATAAGGCGAGCCTGGCACTGTATAGTATTGAATATTTGTTATCTCTAAGAATGCCATTGGATAAATGGAGCTGGACTTCTAATAAAACTGACAATGTGATTGCGTACATGATAAAACTTGTTAACGATCAGCAAGATACCTACTTCCGTCCAGGAGTATTTAATCCTTATATAAACGATACATACAATGTTGGCAGCTTTAGCGCCGATAATTATTGGAATCAGATTAAAGGTTATGCCAAATCCAGGCATTATGAGATATTTACTAGAGTAGCGCGTGTTAATAGCCAGTTAATCTATTATTTAGATACATATGCATATGGGCTGTACGGGACGGATTGTACAGAGATACTACTCCATGATGGTGACGGCGGAAACGTGGAGCTTAAAGATATATCTGTATCAGAGGCACCTATTAATTTATTAAAATATTATGTGGGTACGAGCATAGAGAGTGCTTCGTATGTGTCTAATATCTATAAGGACGACCGATCGGTTAGTGATTACCGATTACGGTCAAGCTTAATGCAAACTGATTCAATCACGTCAATAAGCGCATTAAATAATTTTGCTATTGCAGCGCTGGCTAAATATAAAGTTCCAAAGGTAACGACCACGTTAAATATACTTGACGTTGGTGACATTCTCAGCTTCATAAAGCTTGGTAATACGTTTTCTATTCGGATAACGAATTGTGTGTTTCCCGGAGGTAAAACGGGGTACCGGGGGCGAGGGAGAATAGAGATGATGACGTACAATGAATTGACGAATAATGTTACGGTATCGTTTGGGGGGATTTTATAATGGAATTTGATAGCAATAATTTGATAAATGTTGTCAATGAATTAAAGGCGAGGCTGATAAAACTTGAAGGCAGGTCTTTGTCTGGGATAGAGAGTTTAGATAATATCAGTAACGATTTAGGCGTTATGGAAGCAGGGGAGTTTAGGGCTGGGGAAGGTACGCCCGATGAGGGTTTTAGCGGTGTGCGCATGGCGTATCCAAGTATGGAATATTCAGTGAGTGGTTCGGCTCAAAACTTTAATATCGTTGGTGTAAATAATGACGAGTTACAGTTTGGACTGGACGCTGAAACCGGCGCGGCGGTTGCTGGTGCTGGCAATGTACTTATGGATATAGATGGACTGGCAATTATTGGTGAAGAGCCGCCGGCGTTCGGAGTATCTGGCGGAACGAATCCTGGTGGTCTCACATCAAAACATAGTTTGCATTTCAACGATGAGGACAATCTTAATACGATAGCAGATATTATACTGTCAAACGGACAAACAGCGAAGGGTTTACTGATGCGGTCAGGTTACGATGATTTACCGCTAGACACATTCTCGAAAATTAGATCACAAAACTCGCATGGGTTTGTACAGTATCATCAGGAAGTTACGGAGGGTGATACAGCAGATATTTATGTTACGAGTGATTTACCCTTAACTATTGATCTAGGTGGTGGAACGCTAACAAACTACGTTACGGATGTAGCATCAGGTGGCGGCGGAGTACCTAAACGAATTATCAAACTTGGAACAACAGTTACTGTAGGTGATGAAGAATCTTATATCGTTGCGCCAGAATTGATTATCAATGGCGATTTCATTCTGGACGGTTATTTGATGGTGAGGTGAATAATGGCATTTCAATTAATGGAAATAAATGAAACTCCTGATGCTCCACTAAGTGGCAGACGACAACTATACGCAAAATCAGATGGCATATATGAACAGGATTCTGGTAATGTCGCAGTAAAACTGGCTAATGTGTCAGAGCTTGGTAATGTAACGCTAACTCAAAGACTTTACAATTTTACAGGAGGAACTCTTAATGTTGGTGATGTAGTCATAATGGACACCAGTATAATGGACACAGTAGCGACGACCACAGCTCCAAAAGATTTAAGAGTGCTTGGAACAGCCGCAGAGACAATTGGTAATATGGCGTATGGTCTATTTAATGTAGTATCAGGATCAATCGCATATATAACGATAGCTGGTACAGTTGCGGTTGGCGATTGGTTAAGTGCATCCAGTACGGTCAAAAAAGCATTTAGTGTTGGACCCGTTCGAGAACGTGGAGCATTTGCGGTGGCTCTCTCGTCTGGAACGAACACAACGATAAGATGTATGCTGTACACAAATCCAGAATTAACTTCGACTGGAACGTATTCATATTTGATTGGTGGTACTGCTGACTCAATTAATGGAAATGTAAATGCGTATAAATTTACACACGCATCGGCTACGGTGGCGTATCTCGCAAGTGCGAATTTACCAGCAGCACTTTTGAGTAATTCAGGAATTGGTAATACCACGTTGGCTGGATATTCTTCTGGTGGTTCTCCAAATACGTACGGTAATAGTGTGGTAAGCGGATACAAAATGCCATACTCGACAGAGACAACATCGGTAAACGGAAGTCTCGCTCTAGGTACTGCACGTTTTGCTGCTAGTAGATGTGGAGCAAATTCGTCTACAAAAGGATATGTTATTGGCGGTAATAATATTGCTAATACAACCCTTACTACTACGGATAAATGCACGTTTTCAACAGATACAATGAGTGTAAGCACAGCAGCGTCCAGAACGATTTATTATGGTATTGCTATTAGTGATGGTACTGTTGCATTTGAATCCGGTGGTACCAGATATACCACAGACAAACGCACGTTTTCAACAGATACTTGTGCCGCAAATGTAGACTCAAATCTACCTATTGGAGGTGGTTGGGGTGCACTTTCATTTTCCACGACAGGATATTTGGCTATAAAATTATCGGGTACGAGTTACAGTGTAAAAATACCATTTGCAACTGGAGTACAAGCAAACAATGCGAACGTATTGACACAATTACAGTCATACTGCGCTATGTTTCCAATCAATGCAACAAACGGATGGTTTATTGGCGACATGTCTACTAGTCCATTTACACAATCGAGTAAATTCACATTGAGTACAGAAACTTATACTATTGATAATGGGGCGGCTATGCCAGCAGGTAGATATTATGGAGCGAGTTTCACGAAAGGAGCATATTAATGGTAGCTAATATTCCAGAGTATCAAACGAATCCTAATGTTCCAGATAGCGGCATGAGACGTGTTTTTGCTAAGGAAGATGGTATCTATGAACAAAACTCGTTTATTATTGGTAATGTTCCAGTTCGATTAGCTTATGAAGATGAATTAGGACAGAACGAGTTAGGGCAATTATTTATCAATGAGTCCGGTGATACTCTATATCACGGAGACGTAGTTATTTTGGATACGGGTTATGCTTATTCGGTTACGACAACCACAGCTACAAAAGACTTGCGGGTCATTGGCGTTGTGGCGGCTAAGTCGATTGTAAATGACGCAAGCGGATTGATTCACACGGTACATAGCGTTATTGCTGATGTTAATATTGTTGGTAGTGTAGCTATTGGCGATTGGTTAAGTGCATCCAGTACGGTTAAAAAAGCATTTAGTGTTGGACCCGTTCGAGAACGTGGAGCATTTGCGGTGGCTCTCTCGTCTGGAACGAACACAACGATAAGATGTATGCTGTACACAAATCCAGAATTGACTATGAGTGGAACATTTAGTTATTTTCTTGGTGGTTCTCTTAATGCTGGTACAACCGCAAGCTCGTACTCTTTTCGGTTTACTCATGCAACTGCAATAGTGGCGTATCTCGCAAGTGCGAATTTACCAGCAGCACTTTTGGGTAATTCAGGAATTGGTAATACCACGTTGGCTGGATATTCTTCTGGTGGTACTCCAACGACTTTCGGCGTAGTGGTGAGTGGATATAAAATTCCTTATTCCACAGAAATTACAAGTCTAAACTCGAATTTGGCGGTGGCTGTAGCGAAGTATGTATCTGGAAGTGGAGCAAGTGCCACAACGAAAGGCTATATTGTTGGCGGTAATAATGGAGCGTCTGCTCTTAACACAACCGATAAATGCACTTATTCTACCGATACAATGAGTGTAAGCACGCCTAACTCGGCTAATAACTATAATCGCGCTAATATTAGCGATGGAATTACAATTTATTCGTGCGGAGGTTCGGCTGATACTATAACCGACAGGATAACTGTAGCAACAGATGTTATAGCAAATTGGACAGATGCGGCTATGCCAGCCTATAACCACTATAATTCACTTTCTTTTTCAACGACAGGATATTTGGCTTGTAGGCTTGGAGGCGGAAACTATAGTCATAAAATACCGTTCGCAACAGGTATTCGAGAAAATCTTACTCAGGTACTAACACAATCACAATATAATAGTTTTTGTGCAGTCAATGCAACAAACGGATGGTTCATTGGCGACAATACTAGCCCATTTACACAGTCGAGTAAATTCACATTGAGTACAGAAACTTATACTATTGATAATGGGGCGGCTATGCCTTTAGGCAGAGGGCTGGGAGCATATATGACAAATGGAGCTTATTAAATATGACTGATCAAATAGAATTATCGAAACAAATGATAGAAACCATCGAGGCGATTTATCCTCAAATTTCTAAAATGTATTTTCACAGGAGCAAATACTCGCTGGAACATTTTGTTGTCGGACAGCACATGACTCCAGAGCGACAAAAAGCGCAAATTGGTGTGGAACTTCTCGGCTGTATGCAAGAGTTCACAAGGTTAGTGAATGAAGCTCGGAGATTGAAGAATAAAATCAAGATGATTAATATTCAAATCTCAAGATTAGATTTAAGTGATGAAATCAATCTAATTATGGCGGATGATTGGCAGATTGATATTGAGGAAGCGCAAAGAGGGATGCTTGGTATTCAACTGGAAACAGAGGCAAAACTGTATGAAGCGCAAGAACTGTATCGTCTGTTCGGTCTCTTGCCAGATTTCACACTTGAACAAATGGAGGACGCAGAGCCGGGCTATTGGAAGAAACGACTGATTCGCCAAATGGTTACGACACAGCGAGATGCTCATGGGAATCTCGAAGCAATGTTGCAAATGAAAACCGAAGTCGGCAAGTTCATTCCAGAGATACAAATATTAAATTTTGATGTTGCCATGCGTACTCTTGGTTTGGATGAGAACGGTAAACCGCCACAATTACAAAAGCGAGGTGATAGATGACCGACCCTGTACCATACATAATTGCAGTCCAGAAATATCTCACGGAGCGAATACGTGAAGAACTTCATTATGCTGGAATAGACATTTGGACTATTAAGCCAAGTAACACTAATCCATACAACACGGATATAGTTTTGGACTTTGAACCTACTGACGAACAACGTGCAACCATTAATCAAGTGGTAGAAGCGCATGACCCGTTATACGTTGATGAACCATTGCCTACAGTGGAACAGCGTCTATCAGACATGGAAGATGTTGTGAAAGTAATAATTTTTGGAGGTTGATATGTGGAGGTTAATAATGTACTTTAAGTTTTTGTTGAATATGTGGAAGTTAAGACGACTTACGATTGAAGAAGTCGATGAAGCAGTAACTAAAGGATTAATTACACAAGAACAAGGTGATGCGATTAAAGAAACAATCCGCTAAGGGGTGTTAGCGGATTGTTCGGGTCGTTCCTGTGAAGGAATGTGAGAATTTATGCCTATGAGAAGGTGCCCCCATACGGACGCCATCCATAGGCATAAATTCGTTATGGGTGTTTTTTTTTAGGTCTGGGAGGTAGTAGGTGACCATGCCGAGGATGGTTTTTTGATGGCGCTCTACGTCGATACGGGCGATGAAGCCACGTAGGATTTGGTGTTTGGTGATGGGGTCCGCAGTTTGGAGGGATGTTTGGATGGCGGCGATGATTTCGGCGATTCGGTTATGGTCCAGGATGGGAGGTTCGGGTGGGTCGGATTCAAGGATGGCGATTTGGGCTATGATTTCGTTTTCTTGGTGTTCGAGGGTGGTGAGTTTTTCTACCAGGTGACGGGATTTGCTGCCAGCTTCGGTGATGATGTCGGTTAGATTTCCGATCTGTCTCTGCGTGTTGGTCAGTTTGCGGTTGAGGTCTTCTATACGTTTGGTGCGGTCCTGGACGCGGTTGGTTTCTTCGTCCTGGACTACGGTGTACATTTGGATGATGTTTTCGCCGGTGATGATTTGTTCCTGGATGACCTGCAGAACGGCATTTTCCAGGGGGCGTTTGGGAATTTTGAGGGCATCACAGCCAGCATGACGTTTTTGCCTGGAGCAGGCGTAGTATTCGAAGGGTTCATCGTAGCCTTTGGGTTTGACGGTGTGCCCGTTCATGGATGATCCACAGCGGGTACAGTAGACCATGCCGGAGAGGATGTAGGGTGAGTTTGCACGACGG